CCGCTGCCCGTGCTTGTCGTCACACCCGTGCCGCCGTTGGCGACCGGCAGAGTGCCGGTTACCCCAGTGGTAAGGGGGAGCCCGGTGGCGTTGGTGAGGGTAGCTGAGACGGGTGTTCCCAACGCCGTCACGTTACCTGCGTTGTTCAGCTGAGGCGTCCTGCTGGCCACGAACGTCAGGAAGACGTCCTTATTGCCCGCGGAGAAACTCACCGCTGAACCAGCATTTGAAGACGACAACACTGTTGTTCGTGCGAAGACATTCGCCCCCGAATACGTGCCGATACCCGTCTCCCACTCGCCAGTGCCCTGGCCCTGAATCGAGTAGTAGAACGTGTCGGCAGCGGCGAGGACGGCCGACAGCGTCCGATACCCGATCGGAGCCGTACCGGAAACGGTGAAGCTCCCGGTGCCCGTCGTAGTGGATACATCTTGGACTCGATCGGCGGTGACAAATGCCATCAGCGTTACCCGTGCGTAATAGTGCCGGACGTCAGAGTAACGGTCTGACCAGAGGAGACAGCCGTGGAGTTGATGATGATGTCAGCGCCACTCGTCCCGACGGTCAAACCAGATGCAATTACCGTCCCTGCGTTGTTGCGCAGTTCGGCAAGGGCGGCTGTGCCCGTTGCAGCTGCAGTGGCCGAAAGGGGCACGCCTGCAATGGTGAGGGTGTTGCCCGAGACCGTTGCCGCAGGGTTCTGCAAGGCGATCGTGGTCAGAACGCCCGTCGCTCCCGACAGTGCTGACGTACCGATGACAAGCGTTCCCACAGATCCCGCACCCGTACCGGCAGCGAAGGTCTTTGAGTTTAGCGCGTCGTTGACGATGCTAAGTCGGTTCGTCTTGACGGTCGTAGAGTAAGTTACAGCCATACCCGTTTACTCCTGAGTCTGGGCATTATTCATAGAGGATGTTGACGCTGCCAGCGTCAAACGTGTCGGTGCCGTTGGCCGATGCAATGCGAATGCGATCCAGCACGCCGCTCAGCGTGATCGCGCCTCCGCCCATAACTCCAATCGTTGTATTGAGGCACCCAGCATGACTCTCTACCCAGATATTGCCTGAGATGTTCACGAGCGTCATTGTGCCTGTGAAAGCATTGGTGTTGCTTCCGCCGTGGACCAAAAGACCGTTTGTCGCAGAAGCTACACCAGCGGCGTTTGCGGTACCGGCATAGGCTCCAGTGCTTACGTAGCCAGAGGTCGTGTAGGTGCCTGATCCAAGCTGAATGATGCTATGCGATGAGCCGCTGAGCGACACGCCGTTACAGGCAATAGTAATACGCTTGACCCAGCTAGGGATAGTCGTGCTGAGGTCCAGAGCAGTGCCAGATGTCGTAGCAACCGACGTACCCGCCACAATCGGGCGGATAGTCCCAACCGCGTCGGCAACGGTCGCGCCAGAGAGCGCACCAGAGAAAGTGCCCGCGACACCTGTCAGGGTGCCCGTCAGCGTGGCAGCAGCGCCATTGACCGTGCCCGTGAACGTCGGAGACGCCAGGGGAGCAGCGCCGGTTACGTCGGCTACCGCCAAGATAATCGCGCCAGTCCGACCGGCCACCGTGACAACATTGCCCGTCAGAGACCCGGCTGAAAGGGTGAGACCTGCGCCAACGCTGATCTCTTCGGCAGCGCCTGTGCCAGACGTTGTCCGTCCCACCAGCTTGGCCGTGCCCAGCGTCAGAGAATGCTCGGCATTCCAGTTCGAAGGCTGGACGAGCGTTGCGTCCGTGCCATCACTCTTCGGCGAATTGAAGCTGTGTTTGAGAGAAAGCGCCATAGGGTGACTCCAGCTTGCTCACCTGGCTCGACAGTTATCGAGCCTTACGCCGAGCAAACGATTGTGGAAACTTCCAGTTCTGGCCACGATATACGTTTTGATGCTGCGCTTCAACTTTTGCCTGAGCAACACCAGTACGGAATCGGCGTGAGTGATAGATAGCCATACGTTCATTTGTGTACGGTTTAGCTACCTGAGTGAACATTCGCCCAAGAACACCGTCCATGATCTCAATGCTATACTTGGCGAGAACCCAGTCAGGGTAATCCGGGAAGCCGTCACGATTAACGGGATCGCTAATCGTCAGCGCAAGACGTGCAGTGTACGTGTCGTTCTGACTGGGAGCGACTGCCAGCGTGACCTCATCGGGCAGGCTGAAGCCAGCAAACTGCCCCTGGTTGGAAGAGTTGATGACGCCGAGGAGCCGAACCGCCGTCGCGGCGTAGGTCGGAGTCACATAGTAGGTGGTTACGTCTGGGGTAACCGCGAACTCGACATCCTCGTACCAGCAGTTTGAGTCCTGTAGGAACTCAGCAAAGGTCCAATAGATCTCGAGCTTGAGGACGTCGTCGATCGCGCCGGGGCACCGGATCCGGAGGTTATCCATCAGTCGGCTGAGGTCAGGAGTCATGTCAGCCTCACGCCTGGATCGTCAGCATCTGAGCGACGAACTTATTGAGGAACACGGTCGCGCGAGCATCCTGCGTGCTTTCGTCATCGCGAAGTTGGGCCTGACCGCAGATGTAGTAGAGAAGCGCCACGCGATACTGGTAGTCGACCGGCACTGCGGCCGTCATCGCGGTGGACGAAAAAGTCGGGATGCTGGACGAGAAGTACGAGCGCACAAGCTCGGGGCGCAGTCGCCGCATCTCGAGCAGACCAAGGTTCAAGGCTTCGACTAGCTCGCTATCCGGATAGCGATAATCCGCGATCGTATCCTGGAGGAGGACACGAGCATCACGGACGTAGTCTGCAACAGTATCGAGAGCCATTGATTACCCCAGCGGGAGGAAGAGGAGCCCCCGGTTAGGGGGGCTCCGTTTCGTCATCAGCCGGGGGTGACGATCGCCTGGGCGATGGCCGTACCGTCGATGACCTTGTAGCCGTAGACCTGCAGGCCGCGCAGGATCGTACCGAAGGTCTGCTCCGAGCGGAGCGTCTCGACCTTGGAGACCTGAGAGGCGAAGGTCAGGCCGTGGGCATGACCGGCGTAGATCGCGTACTCACCAGCCGCCAGACCGCCAGCAACGCCGGAGGGGAGGAGGTTGGAGGTGTAGATCGTGAAGCGATCCACCATGCCGAGGCGGCCGTTGCGCAGGATCGAGACGCCGTCACCCGACAGGTAAGCCTGGCGGAGTTCCGACTGCTTGATCAGCGTAGCAGCCCAGGTCGGAAGAACGACCCAGCGGCCGGTCTCGGGGATGTTCTGCTCGTCGAGCGCCTGGCCCATACGGAGCAGAATCGACAGGATGTCGACCTTGCCCGAAGCGGCAGCGGCGGTGGTGGAGAGCGGAGTGCCCGTGACGCCAAGGTTGAGAGTGCCGGAGATCTTACCGGCCGTCGCACCCTTGTTGTTGGTAGCAGCGCCGCCAAGAATGCCCGCGAGGACATCCGTGTCGATCACGATCTTCATCTGCTCGGCAGCGTCGTCAGACCACATGCTGAGCAGGTTCAGGTCGGACTGCACATCCATCACGTCGTCGAGGATCGTGTTGAAGTACTTACCCTTGTCGACCTGAAGGGTGATGATGTTGCCCGAGGGGCGCTGCAAGGCAAGCAGGCCGTCCGCGAGGTAGTTGTTGATCGAGATGGTGGGCTTGGTGCGGATGTTCACCTTGTCGCCCATCTCCTTGATCTCGCCCTCGTAATCGGTGTTCGAGATCGCACCGAGAACGGTGCTGGCGTAGAACTTCTCGATGAGCTTGCCCGACCAGATTTCAGGGATGAAACCAGTCGCGCCGAGGGTGTTGCCCGAGCCACCGGCCGGGTAGATGGAAGGCGTGGTGCCAGAACCGGCAACGCCGAAAGCTGAAGTGTAAGTAGACATTTTAGATGTGTCCCAGAGAGAAGATTATCTGATGCGCCCTTCTCGCTCGGCGTCGAAGATCTGAGCTTCGACACGATCCTTCTCCGCCTCTTTGCCCCGGTACTTTCCGGCTGCGCTGTCGGCGTAGAACTTCGCGATTTGGGCACGGGTGAAGATCGGCTTCTCAGCAGGGGCACCAGTGGCCGCTGCAGTCTTGGCTCTGCCCGGTGCCGCTAGGTTCTCCAGAGACATCTTGGCGGGAGCGTTGCTCCGGCCAGTCTCCGCCTTCGCGGGATCCGTGGCAGCCTCATCAGCGAGGAAGCCATTGAAGAAGGCCAGTACTCGGGGAGTGTCATTCCGCGAGTACGCGGTCTTCAGTAGTTCATGACGAATAACACCAGAATAAGGATCTGGCAACTTCAACCAGGTGAGAAAGTCTGGATTGAAGTTCACGTCTCGCCAATTCGGGATTTCATGGTCGAGGCTGGACTCCATTCGAGACTTGGCGTCCTGCTCAACATAGCCAGTCGTCTGCTGGAGTCTCGACTCTAGCTCGGCAATCTTGGCCTCGTATTTCTTGGTGATCGGCAGCAGCTCTTCCTTGGCCTTTTTGGCCACCACATTCAGGAAGTCCTGGCCGTAGTCGTTCTCCTCCTCAGGCGTGATGAGCTTCTCGAAAGAGTCATCCACAGGGTCGGAGCGCCGGTGCTCGAGTGCAGCGAGAGAGTTCTGAAGCGAAGTGATCTGCTCGCTCATGGACCTGAGCTGAGCTTCGGCGCGGTCATACCGACCCTTCATCGACTTGTATCGATGCTCCCAGGACTGATCGTCCTCGTTACCTTTCGAGGTAACGGTCTGGGCCTCGGGCGCGCTTGC